TACTCAGTGTATGCCTGGGTATGTAAATGGCCCTGGACCGTGCTACGCATATCTGAGCGCGCTTTAGTCTTAGCTGTCCCAGCTTCACCGTGGATGTATAAAACGCCGTCTATTTCTACGTCTGTAACAAATTTCCAGTTAGGTGTATTTAGTACTTCTGAGTAATCTTTAATCCACTGTTTTGGGACGCCTCCTGATTGTGCCTTACGCATTATAATTCTATCGTGATTACCTACAGTAACATGAGCGTCGGGCCATCTGTGGTAATATCTTTCTAGCCTCTTTATAGCTAGCTCCAGCTCCTGGCCACCTCCTAGGCCGTCCGCGTCTGTCTCATGATATGAGCTGTAATGGTTATCTATCACGTCACCTATAAAAACTACCTGGTTACAGTTGTAACGCTCGTAGACTTCTACGCAATGGTCAAAGTAGCTGTCCAGGTCAAATGGGCTATGTAAATCGCCTATAACCAATACCCTGGACTCTTTGTTATTGAAAAACTCAAATGAGGCTAATTTCTGGCCCTGTAATCTGGGCCTTACGTCTGCATGTTTTTTATTTGCCATAATTTACGCTGGGTTTTTGGGATTTATCAATTTCTTTTTGTTCTATAATCTGAGCTATATGGTACAGCTCGCTGGCTAGTCTTTTGTAGCCCTCTGGGTCTTCTTTGTCTTTGCCTACCTGGTTCTGCCAGGATAGCCTAGTAGCGAACTCGTCTGCTACGTCGTTAAGCTCTTTCAAGCTCATTTTTTTAAGCTTACTGGTTGTTAGCAGCATAGTATATTTTTTCTAATTGATTAACCAAACCAGCCAAACATGGGCCGCAGTTTGAGACCTCACGCTTAGCGCTAAATACATGGTTAAATACCTCTACTAACCTGGTCTGTGTAGGTATGTTTACGCTAGTAGGCTTTTTAGGTTCAAAGAACGACTTTAAAAAATTATAGTCATCTGTTAGAAGGTCTTTAAGTTTTTTGTTAGGAAACACTTTATTTAGAACCGCAGCGCGTGCCTTACAGCCGCAGTCATCTACTACAGCATCTACTAGGTCCTTAATTCCTGTAACCTCTGTAAATTGCGTTACAATATCACCCAGGCCGTTGTTTTTACTTTCGCCTAGTATCTCAATTACTGCACTCTTTTTAATCCTTACTTTTTGCGCAATTTTTCCAGGGCTTAAACCCTCGCTGTTTAATAAAAAAATCCTGTCGTTTAACTCTTGTTCTGTACTCATAATTTTGGTATTTAGTGGTTATTAAATTAAGTGAAAATCACCGTTTAAATAATCCTGGTAATCTTCGTGCAGTTTATCTGCTATCAGTAATTTGCTTCTTTTAATGCTTAAATAAATTGTTCTAATCCCTATCTTACTCTCTGTGGCTATGGTCCTGAAACTCTTACCAGTAGTTAAGTAAGTTTTAAATAACTCATAATCAAACCAGCTGGCATTATCTTTTACAATCTGGTACATCTTAATCTCTATTGCCTCCAGAGAAACCACTCCAGGGTCCTGGCCCTCGTCTATCCAATTATATTTTTCTTCAAAATCGTACTGACTGCCTAAATGATTATACTTTAAATTAGATTTCTTTTTAATGCTGTTTAGTATTATTGACCTTAGTACAAAAAACATATAGCCCTTAGATACTTTGCCTTTGTCGTTTACAACTTTGTCAAATAAATCCTCGTATCTGGATAGTTTTAAATAGGCCTCCTGTACAAAGTCTTCAGCATAGTTAAATACTTCATTGTTATTACCAGCTATTGCCTTAGCCATCTTTATGTACTCAGGGTGATATTGGGCCAGTAATTCCAGGGCTTTATTTTTGCTCATTAAAATGCTAATTTAGGTGATTGATTAGGTACTATCATTGTAGGTAATGGTTTACTATGGTTTATTATATCTCTACCAGCTACAGTAAAAGCTACGTTACTGGGTTGCATCCTTAAGGATATTGGCGCGTCTAAACTAGTTGGCCGTCCGCCTGTCTCAGTTTCTTTTACTTTCACTACATGTATATCTGAAACCATCCAGCGCGTTGGGTGTTGTGTGTACCTGTGAGTACTTATAACATCGTCCGCTCTGTTACCCCATTTTCCACCACCTTCAACGTCTGCCATACTACATGGCTGTGGTAATCCTTCAAACTCATGACCGCTAGGGTGTTTTTTTCTTAGAGCTTCAGTTACAGCGTGAGCGTTTAACCATAGTGTTACATTATTCTCTTTACAAAATAGTCTCATTTCGCTTGCTATTTGATAGTCATACTCATGACCTCCAACTTGCTTAAGTAACGTTACATCCTTAATCAGTGAATTGTAAGGGTCTACTAGTAAGCCGTCGAAATGCCAAACGTCTAGTATTTGCTTAGCTTCATTCATTAAGGTTCTGGCGCTATATAATTTATCCACTGCCATGATTTTAAAGTGGTCATTTATCCAGGATAGCTCTGTTTCAATTTGTGCATCTGGTATTTTCTGTATTGGTATACCAGTCTTGAATTCTAATAATTTACGGGCTATACTATAGTCACTATTTTCTGAGCTAAATACTAGCCATTTTTTGCCATGCTTCAAAGCGTAAGCCATCATTAAGTACAATATAACTGTAGTTTTTCCAGTGTTAGCGTGTCCGATACAAATGTTAAAAGCTCCAGCTTTAAATCTCAAATGTTCGTCTATTTCTTCAATGCCCAAGCCCTTACCTTGCTCTATGCGGTCATATTTTACATCATATAATTTGCCCTTTATTTTTTCAATATCTGTTATCATAATCTGGCTTTAAGTTAATTAATAAATAAGGGGGCTTTTACACCCCCATAATTAAGCCATAATTAAAATGGTAAATCTGGTGTAGCTCGTCCAGCTTCAGACTGCTCTGAGGCCCCAGTTTGCTGCTCTACCTTGTCGGCTACAGTAATCTTGCCATCCGTCCAGACTACCTTACCGTTAGCGATATATTGCTTAGGTTCCTTAGCGTCTCTCTGGTCCTTTGTCTGGTCCATTGCTGCGCTTACATTTTGACCGTATACATTGGTCTCGTCGTTTACAAATACTGAGATATTAGCCCAGCCCTTGTCGTTAAATTGAATTTTCTCTTTGTTGATACCGATTGATATAATTGTACTCATAATTTTATGCCTCTCTTAAAGGCCTGATTTTAGTGTTGGCAAAATTGCCGTTTAATTAATTAACTTGCTATAAATATAATACTTATTTATTCTTACTCAAATTTTTAAGCTGGTGAGTTTTCAGCAGTTGTCAACGTTTCTAATACTTTACCTTTTAAAGAGTATTTGCCTTTTATCTGAGCTACAGTTACAGTCTTATTAGTTACTGCCTGTAGGGCTTTTAAATAGGCCTCACTTGACAAACTCAGCTCTGGTAATACAACAGCCTTTGCTGGAGCTTTACCGTGCGTATTTGTAGCGTCGGCGTCTTTGGTGTCATCTAGTAGAAATAAACCTCCTAGAGCGTATTTGCGAGCGTATGAGCTACTAGCTCCAGTACTCTGGGCCTTGTCCATACCTTTGCGGTTTAAATCTAAACCAGCCTGGGCCGTTACGTGGGCCTTAGCTTCACCGTCTGTAATTTCTGCTGTACATTCTACGAACATGTTACCAGCTACTTCAATTACTTTGTCTGTTACAGTTAGTAATAATCCTTGCTCATTTAAGAGCGGTTTAAGCGCTTCTAAGATATCTTCAGCATTTCTGTAGCTATACTTACCAAAAGAGTTGTATTGACTCTTAGAGGCTTTTAATTGGTTCTGGATTGTAATTAGTTTTTTTATCATAATTTTTGTTTTTAAGGGTTATTTATTAATATGCGCCAGCCTTTGCTAGCATTGTTATTCTCTTAGCTGAGATTGTAAATAATTTAGTCTCTTTCACGTCACCTATAAAAGCTACGTCGTTATCTTTTGAGCTGAAGATAGAGATAGAAAACTTACTCTTTGGATAGTCTTCTAGCATCCATTCCCAGTCACCGCCTTTTTTGGTGTTAGTCGTTAGTAGTGTAAGAGCTTCAGCATATCCGAATAAAAAATTTTCTTCTAGATATCCTGTAAAATCGTTCTCAATAATTAGTCTTGAAATTTTCATAATATTTGTTTTTTGTAAAGATAATACTTTTATTTACTTAATACCAAACTTTTTTGGATTTATTTTAATTTATTTTTAATTTTCTCTAGTAAGTGCCATCTACTCTGTAGGTCATCGCGTCTTGCGTCCATTTCTGGCAGCTCTTTTAATACAGCTCTAAATAACTGGTCCGATAGTATGAAACCATTTTCAAGGGTTTGCATTGCGTTACATTCGTTTCTAATTTCGTGTATTAGAGAATTTACTCTTGATATTTTTTGCGTGTTGTTCATGGTGTTTGTTTTTTGGGGGCTGTTAAACCCCCGTTATTTTTAGTTGTTATGTTCGTCTATTGCTGCCTGGTCTTCTGCTACTGCTAAGGATACTTTTTTTAATGCTCTTAAAACTTCTAGAGCGATGTAGTATTCAGCCTGTGAAACCATCATGTTATCACTTAAGTTATTATAGTCATCTAATTTGATATCTCTTAATTTACAAAGTAGTCTGTACTGTTTTTTAATAGCCTTTTCAATTTGTGTTACGTTTTGCATTGTGTTTGTTTTTATGTTCGGTACAAAGATACAATACATTTCTAGTATAAACCTGAGCTTTTTTTAATTATTTTCGTTTTTTTTTGAAAAAAGTTTATAGCACGCAGAAAATCAGGCAGTTACGCCTGAAAATATTTTTAAGAAAATTTGTGTTTAGAAGTTTTGAGAGTCTTTTAACTCCTTTAGTAGGTCTCTGAATTTTTCAAATAACTCTAAGTACTCAGGTTCTGAGATTTTAAATGTGGCCCTGGAGTCTTGTAGTAATTGCTCAGCTAGCTCTGTACCTATTTTTAAACTGTACTCAAACTGACGCCCGTATTCAAATCTATTGCATTTTCTACACTGTAAATTTACGTTTCTAGCGTCCCATCTGGTAGCTAATTTACCTCTAGATATGAAGTGACCAGCGTCTGACTCACTGAAGTGAATACCTTTATCACATGATATACATGTACCATACCCCTCAGAGTTTACGTTTAGTCTACGTATATACTCATGGAACGGTTTATCTATCTTAGTTTTCCAGTATTTTAGAGTCTTCTTTTTTGCCATGTAGTGTAAATAGTGGTCCAGGATAAACCCCACAGAAACCTGGACCTTTTAAACTATCTATAATCGTATTGATAGGTTTATTTAAAAACACTTTTAAACCACTTATAACGCACATGTTTATAACTCCTTAAAACTAAGTTTGAAATCTCAGGTATTAAATTTTGAGACGTGTACCTTTAAATTCTTATGAGTATGCAGCTAGTAATCTTACAAGGCTTTTAATCTTACAAAAAACTTCTACCAATTAACTGGATTATTAAGTAAATAGCTATCCAGTTATTAGGTTTTAAGTTAACAGATATTAAGTAAAAAGATATATAGTAAGGCTGTACGTTAGTGTTTAGGTATGTGATAGGCCTTAACTATGTTTTGTTTTTAACCTTGTTAATTATTTTTTCACCAGAGCGCACTACAAAATATCCACCTACAGCTGTAACTAATAAAGCCTGGAGTAATCCTATCCACTCAGGGGCTATTTTAAAGCCTTCTAAGGAACTATCTAGCATAATGAATAGAAACATACATACAAGTAAAAAAGCGAGCGTGTACGGCCTTATATTTTTACTAGCCCAGGAGTCGCTATGTAGGTCCGCTTCCCAGCGTCTAGATATCTCAGTTTCTAACTGCATGTCATATTGTAGCTGCATAATTAGTAAGTCTTTATCCTCTGGGGTTAAATCCTTGTCGCCTTTGATTGCATCGCCTAAGGCGCTTAGTTGCTTTATTCCAGTAACGCTCGCAGCCAGGTCTAAAAGCTGTGGGCTAAATTTCTTACCGTTTTTAGCTAGCCACCTTAAGCTATCACCTACTCTGGTAGTGCCATTTTTATCTTTGTATTTACCGTTTACACTCATTATAGTAATCTATTGTATATTTGTATTCTATTTGTACGTCAAAGCTAGGGCACGCCTTAGAGCTAAATTCGTTGTGACCGTGCAAGGTAGCATCTATGTGCTCATCCATTAAGTCGTATATTAACAAATCCATAGCGCTTTTTTGTGCGTCACTCCTGGTATCTTTAGGCTTCATTTGCTTGTCTAGCCCACCAGCGTAACATATACCTATAGAATTCTTATTTAAGCCCTTTGCGTGCGCCCCTGAGCGCTCTACTGGTCTACAATTATGTAATACACCGTCTAGGTCTATGAAAAAATGATATCCAATATCGGACCAGCCATTTTGTACTACGTGCCAGCTATATAGGTCGTCTGTAGTTACGTCTCTAAACTCAGGCGTCGCGCTGCAATGTATTATTATTTTATCTATGTGTCTCATCTTAGTAATATAATAACCTTATTAGGCCCACTATAGTAGCTACTAATACCGTAGTTAATACACCACCTACCCAATTAGCTGCCTTAGCTATTTTTTGCGCTTGCCTATTAGCTTTATGCGCCAGGTCTTCAGTTTCGTTAAGTCTAGTTAATAACCCCTTATTTGTGCTGTTTGGGTCATCTTTTAAGATGGTTAGTATTTCTTTAAGGTCACCCTCTACATTTTCTAATCGATTTGAGAATTTGCTCATTTCGTTTCTATCTTGTTTGTTCATGTTATTTTTTTATAGATTTATCTAAAAACATTTTTATATTATTTTGAAGTATCACCACATTAGATGGTTGTATTTTTGTTAAAAAAGAAACCTCTCTAGTATCGTGCCTTAATACCTGTAAGCCGCTACTAAATCCAGCATCTATTAAAGCTTCAAGCGTTGGTTGCTTTATGCCTTCAATAAGTTTTAAATCTATATCAACTTCTTTGTATTTATCTTTTAATTCATCATTACTTGCAGTAACTTTAGTACGCAAATGTAACAATAATTCTTCTTCCTGAGTAAGCCCTATTAAGCTTAATGTTTGTGATACCTTTTCAAGATACCTCTCTGCCTTTTCTGATGTGCTTGTTATTAGTAGTGCTTCTATTTCTTCAAGAACACTTTTTAGAGTTGCTGTTACTACAGGTATTTTTCCAGCTATCGGACCATCTTCAAGTGAAGCTGAGTCTTTGACAGGTTGTAATTTTATTATTGCAATAGCGTCTAGTATTGCTGCTGTTTGTTTTTGATTTAAACTATAATTTGACATTTTTTTATTTTAATTATTACCATTGCGCTATAGCAACTCTTTTCCATGAATTTGTGGCCCAACATACGTATATGTAAGTAGATGTTATTCTTATTTCTCCTAGCGCTCCTGTGTCGCCTCTACTAGATGGAGCGGTTTGCATTGCTGAAATTCTGTATCCAGTAGCTAAAACTTCTCCGTTTACATTTAAAGCTTGAGATAAAACAGTTGTTCCTATACCTACATTACCGCTATCTTGGTATATCTGGCTATCTTGAAGGCCCAGCGTTCCGCTTCTGCTATATGGAACGTACCCGTCAGTTAGGTCAGTAGCTATTAATGTTTCTGCCTGTACGTTACCATTAACTTCTAGCTTTTCACTTGGGGATACTGTACCTATCCCTACGTAACCAAATGTTCCACTTATTGCTAGTACGGTTGTACTATTTGTATTAAACCTAATATTAGGAGGTAAAAAGCCACTACCTACAGCTGAAATTATGCTATCTCCATCTCCAGCAACCTTCATTTGCAAGTAGTTAGAAGCATCGCTTCCAATACGTACTTGAGGTTGCTCAGTGTTATCTACTACGTGAATTTTAGCTCCTGGGCTAGCCGTTCCGATACCTACTTTCCCCTGAATTTCTAAATCTGTTAATATCTTTTGAGCCATAATTTTAAGGGGTTTTACCTTTATTTAAAAACAAATATATTACTAGTATACCGTCTTAATTAAATGTAATCTGTACTCATTTGAAGCTGGCGCTACGTTAAAGATAACTTTTACAGTGTTATTTGTAGCCCTGGAAACTTCAGCA